CTCAACCGTTGGATGGAGCAGTACGGGGACGATCGGGTGCTCGCTTTCAACACGTTCGTCCGTAAGAGAATGGCGGCGGCGTGCTCGTCGTTCTATCAGGCGGCGTCAAGCGAGGGGTTGACGCATGATGGGCATCCCGGCCTTTCTCGGCACATTTCTAACGCGGTGCTGAAGGAGACTGCGCAAGGGGCTTACATTACGAAGGAGGACAAGTCGAGTCCTCGGAAGATTGACGCCGCGATCGCGGCTGTTATCGCTTACAACCGTGCTGCGTACCATGCGTCGCAGCCCGAGGTTGATGTGGGAATGGAGTGGTTGTGACAGCGACGGTTCTTCAGGTGGTTGGTATGCTTTTACTGGCTGTCGGCGCTGCGCTTTGGTCGCCTGCGGTTGGTGTAGTCACGCTCGGCGTCGGGCTGCTGGCGTTCGGACTGGCGATGGAACGGAGCCAGAGTGCTGAGTAACCTTTTCGAGCGTCGCGGCTCCTACCAGACGCTGTTCGGTTCTGGGATGCTGTTCGACCGGCCTTCCGCGTCCGGCATGACCGTCACCGAGGACACGTCGCTGCGGCTGTCCGCCGTGTACGCATGTGTACGCCTCATTTCCGACACTATTTCCACGCTGCCCTATGACCAATACATTCGTCGTGACGGCCAGCGGTTCCCGTTCCGTCCGAAGGACTCGTGGGTTGACCGGCCTTCCACCGAGATGCCCAAGACGACGTTCTGGAAGCAGGTCATCGTTTCGCTCCTGCTCGACGGCAACGCTTTTGTCCTTGTTACCCGCTCCGGCAACGAGATTGTTGACCTTACGCCGCTGAACCCTAAGCAGGTTCGGGTAGAGCGTCGTGACGGCCGCAAGGTGTTCATCCTTGAAAACCAGACGGTCCTTGGCACGGATCGGGTCCTTCACGTCACCGAAATGCTTATGCCGGGTGAGCTGCGCGGCGTGTCCCGCATCATGCAGGCAAAGGAATCGCTTGGCCTCGGTCTAGCCCTAGAGGAGTATGCGGCACAGTTCTTCGGGAACGGTGCGTATGCCGGTGGTGTGCTGGAGTTCCCGGACAAGCTTTCGCCGGAGCAGCGGAAGGAAATCCGCGACACTTGGAACGCGGTCCATCAGGGTCCGCGCCGTGCACACCGTGTCGGGATGCTGTGGGGCGGCGGGAAGTTCAACCCGCTGACCGTGGACCCGACCGCATCGCAGCTCGTGGACCAGCGCAAGTTTGCTGTCGAGGAGATTGCCCGCATCTTCCGTGTGCCGCCGTTCATGCTCGGCGTGTCGGAAAACGCGGCTATGGCGTTCGCGTCCATCGAGCAGCAGCAGTTGTTCTTCCGTCAGCACACGATCCAGCCGTATGTGGAGATGCTGGAGGACCATTTCCAGACGCTTCTAGAGGTGCCTACGTCTTTCATCAAGTTCAACATGTCGAGCATCGTCCGCGCAGATTTGTCCTCGCGCTACTCGGCATACAACGTGGCGCTGCTCGCCGGGTTCATGTCGGTGAACGACGTTCGCCGGTTGGAGGATCAGGGTCCGGTTGAGGATGGTGACCAGTATCGCGTTCCGTTGCAGAACATTCCGCTGACGGACGCGAACCTGATTTCGATGCAGCAGAAGGCTCGTGTGGCTCAGGCTCTTACGATTTCTGGTTACACGCCGGAGTCGATTGCAGAGCTGCTGGACCTTGATGTTGAGTCGTTTGGTCTGCCGTCCGTGCAGGTTCAGGCACCGCCCGAGGAGCCTGCGCCGGAGGACGACGAGTGATTATCAGCAAGCGTGTAACTGTCGGAACTGCCGCGACCCTTCTTGTTGCGCCGTCCGTCCAGCATCAGCGAGTTCAACTGCTCAACGCCGGTGCCGAGGTTGTCCGTATCGGTGGTCCGGATGTGACGACGGACGCTTACGGTCTTCCCCGCCTGCCAGACAATCCGAACGTGGCGCGCACACAGTTCACGTTTGAGTTAAACCCGAACGAGTCCATTTTTGGTCTAGTCGCTGCGAACACGTCGGAAGTCAACGTGTGGATACAGGTGCCCTGATGCCTTATTACATCACCGATGAAGCCGCAGGCTGCGCAGGATGGGCCACCATCAAAGACGATGGTGAGGTGATGGGCTGCCATCAGACGAAGCAGGCGGCAATCAATCAGGGCGTTGCTATTGCGCAGTCTGAAGGCACGACGTTTGAGGGCGAGCGTTACAAGGACGACGACGAGGAGGATCGTGCGCTGCCCGAGGCGTATCGTCCTGCCACCGACGATGATGTGCCGGAGGGTCGTGCTTGCGGTAACTGCGTGTTCTTCAACGAGGATGATGTTGCCCCGGACGGTCGTGCGCGTTGCACGAAGTGGGACGAGTATGTTGAGGGCGGCTGGTATTGCGATGCTTGGGAGCCTGCTGAGGGCGACCGTGGGTATGATGTGGACGAGCAGGAGCAGAAGATGATGGTTACTCCGGTTGAACCTCGCGCTAAGGGGTCGAAGGCAGAGTTCCGTTCGTTCGAGGGCGAGATTCGCACTGACGGCGACGGGAACACGTTTGTCGGCTATGCCGCGAAGTTCAACGTGCCGTCCGAGCCGCTGCCGTTTACCGAGCGGATTGCGCCGGGCGCGTTCGGCAAGAGCCTCCGTCAGCGCTCTAAGGACGTGCGTCTTTACATCAACCACAACTCTGACATGGTGCTTGCCTCGAAGCGTTCTGGGACGCTGCGGCTGACCGAGGACGAGGTCGGGCTGCGTGTGGAGGCGGACCTGCCGGACACGACCGCTGCCCGCGACCTGCGTGCTCTTATGCAGGCCGGTGTTGTTTCGACCATGTCGTTCGGCTTTACGGTGCCTCGTGGCGGCGACAAGTGGAACGGCGACGGTTCCGAGCGTGTTCTGACTGGTATCAATCTGCACGAAGTTTCCGTGGTCACCGGCTTCCCGGCGTACCCGCAGACTGAGGCGGCCGTGCGGTCGCTAGAGGTTATTGCGGAGCGTGTCGGTGTTGCGGTGGACGAGCTGACCGAGGTGCTTGACGCGCTTGCTGACGGCGAGCAGGTTGATCCTGCGAAGGCCGACGCGCTTATCAACGTGCTGAAGGGTGCGAAGCCGGAGGAGCCGCAGGCAAACACGCTTGGTCTAAAGCAGAAGCAGATTGACCTGCTCGCTAAGCGCATCTGAGTTCGGTGGCAAATAGTTGGCAGCACGGTAACCTTTTTTCATGTGCCGCTACCCACGCGGACCGCTGCCGCTAACCACGCGGACGCAGACAACCCATTTTTCCTAGAGTCCCTTTGGGGGTGACACATGCAGCAGTACATCGACCGTCAGGTTGAGCTGCGTAACCGTGCGTGGGAGGAGGCCAAGAGCCTTCTTGACCACGCCGCTGCCGAGTCCCGCGACCTCGCGGGTGAGGAGCAGGCGCAGTACGACCGCATCATGTCCGACATTGACCGTTACGACGAGTCCATCAAGCGTTTCCGTGACGACGCGGAGCGTGAGCTTCGTGCGACCGAGTCGCGCATTGAGGTTCCGACCGCTCCTCTGGCGCAGGTTCGTGCCGAGACGGACAACGACATTCTTCGGTCGCTTCTGACCGGCGAGCGTCGCGGCCACGTCTTCGAGCAGCGCGGCACCGCAGGCCCGATGAGCACCGCGCAGGACGCGGAGATGGTTCCTGAGGGCTTCTACGACGTCATTCAGGAGATTCTCCGCTACACCGGCCCGGCGTTCGAGCCCGGTCTTTACACGATTCTGAACACCGCTTCGGGTAACGACATCAAGGTTCCCCGTCAGACGGCGTTCTCCGTCGCTACGGCCACCAACGAGGGTGCGCAGTTCGCGGTCAGCAACCCGACCGGCGAGTCGTTCACTCTGAAGGCGCAGAAGGTCGGCGTTCTTCTTAAGACCTCGCGTGAGATCATCGAGGACTCGGGCATTGACCTTGTCTCGTACATCGCTCGTCAGGCTGGTGAGTCCGTCGGCTTCAAGGTCAACGAGCTCCTTGCGACGGGTGCTGGCACGACCGAGCCGAACGGCATCTTCACCGCTGCCGGGTCGGGTGTTACGGGTGGTACGGGCGTTGCGGGTGCGTTTGTTGCTAACGACCTGATCGACCTGCTTCACTCGGTTGACTCGGCTGTTGCGGCACGTCCGGCGACTGCCCTTCAGATGAACCGCGCCACCCTCGGTGCGGTCCGCAAGCTCACCGATGGCGACGGCCGCTACCTGTTCGAGTACGGCGCTGCTGGCGAGCCGCGGATTCTTGGCGAGCGCATCGTCGAGAACCCGTTTGCTCCGGCCATCGGCACCGCGAACGCGTCGGTCATCTACGGTGACATGTCCTCGTACCACGTCCGTCAGGTCGGCGGTATTGAGGTTGCCCGTTCGGACGACTTCGCGTTCGACACCGACGAGGTCGTGTGGCGCGTGTCCATGCGCATCTGGGGTGACCTCGGCCAGTCCGCGAACGTCAAGACGTTCCGTGGCGCGGCGAGCTGATAGTTAGGTAGTCTCCGGGGCGGGTCGGCAGCGCAGGGCTGGCCCGCCCCGGAACCTGCGTCCCTGCGCCAAACAGGAAGCCTGCGCTATGCCGAAGAACAAGTCTCCTCGGGTGCATTGGTACTCGAATCATCCTGACATGCCGACCGGGTACGGGACGCAGTCTGCTCAGGTGTTGCGCCGGATGCGTAAGCGGGGTCATCCGCTGACCATTCAGGCGAACTACGGCCACATGGGGTCTGTGGGCAAGTGGGAAGGTGCCCGCGTGTTCCCGATGGGATACGAAACGTGGTCGCACGACATTATGTTCGAGCACTACCGAGAGATTCGTAAGGAAAGTTCCAACCCTCTTGCCTTTATCACGCTTTGCGACGTGTGGGTGCTGAAGGGTCGTGCTTGGGACGACATGGACGCTATAGCGTCGTGGGTGCCGATTGACCATGCCGGTCTTCCGCCTGCGGTCGAGGCGTGGCTTACGAAAGACAACGTGCACCCTATTGCTATGTCCCAGCACGGCTCAAAGGTCATGCAGGACCGCGGCATCGACCATGTCTACATTCCGCACGCGCTAGAAAAGCATTGGCAGCCGACCGTGATGGAGCACGATCCGTGGCCGGGAAAGTTTGTGGTGACGATTCCGAACGCGAACAAGGGTGTTCTGCCGTCCCGTAAGGCGTGGGGGGAGAACCTGCTGGCGTTTGGCATTTTTGCGCAGGACAAGCCGGACGCGCTGCTGTACCTGCACACGGACGCGACCGGCTCCGGCGCTGGCATTGACCTTGTTTCGCTTATTCAGGCGTGCGGTATCAAGCCCGAGCAGGTCATCTTTGTGGATCAGTATGAGCACCGCATGGGCATCTCGGACGAGGTCATGGCGGCGATCTACACCCGCTCTGATGTCTTGCTTTCTGCGACAGCGGGCGAGGGGTTCGGTCTGCCGGTGCTGGAGGCTCAGGCGTGCGGCACTCCGGTAATCGTCTCGAACTTCTCGGCGCAGCCTGAGCTGGTGGGTGACGGGTGGGTGTGTGATGTTCAGCCGCAGTGGAATCCGACTCAGCTCGGCTGGTTTGCGACGCCGATGGTTCACAGCATTGTCAGGGCGCTAGAGGAGGCTTACGAGCGCGGCGCCGGTCAGGTTTCTGAGGAGGCTGTGGAGTTTACGAAGGAGTACGCGGCCGACAAGGTGTTTGAGCAGGGTTGGGTGCCGCTGCTGGATTCTCTGGCATGATGGAGCAGTATCAGGATGTTTGGGTTCAAGGCGAACGCCTGTCTAAAGGCGTGCGGGAGTGCGAATCGCGCTACGAACTAATCGCTGGCGTTGCAGAGCGTTTCGAGCGACCGTTTACCGTTTTGGACCTTGGAGCAAACCTCGGCTACTTTTCGATTCGTCTTGCTGAAGACTTTGATTGCACCGTTCTTGCCGTCGAGGGCGCTTACTTCAACTGGCTTCAGGATGTTCTGAATCGGAACGGCAACGAACGTGTCATCGCTGCGTCCCGACAAATGAGCCTAAAAGACCTAAAGGCTTTGGCCGACGTTGAGCATTTTGACTTGACTTTGGCGTTGTCGGTTACGCACCATGTGGACGCGTCGTATGCAGACACGCTTGCGCAGGTTCGCCGGATGGGTATGGCGACTGTTTTGGAGCTGCCGACCGAGGATCGTGCGTGCGGTCAACAGTCGGTTCGGGAAACGTTTATTCCCGACGACGGTCAAGTAATCGGGTATGGGAAGTCTAATCTTTACGGGCCGAAGCGTCCGCTAGTGCTGGTGGAGGACGAGAAGGCAAAGTTGGAGCGGTCGTATTGGGGTACTCCGTTGGACGATTGCGATGTGAAGATAGAGGCGTCGTGGAAAGAAAAGTGGAAGGTGCAGCGGGGTAAGCGGTCGCGCTGGCATCGTGGCGTCAACTTGAACACTTGGTTGAAGCTTGGCCCTTTGTGGCCGTCTAAAGAGCATGTGCTTGATGTTGTTGGCGCGGCCAAGCCGAACGTCCAGCATGGTGACCTGCGGCCTCACAACATCGTTTTTCAGGGCGACGGGGCGGTTTTTATTGACGCTATGGACCCGAGGCGAAGCGTTATGCCTGACGATAAGGGCTGGAGGGAAATCGTCGCCGCTCTTTCTTAGGGTGTAACCTGTTTCTGCCCGGAGGTTTCTGATGACGGTCAACTACGCCACGCTCGCGCAGGTCAAGTCTGCGCTGCGTATCACCGACCAGATTGACGACGGCCTGCTCAACACCGCCATCGACTCTGCCTCTCGGTGGGTGGACGGCTGGTGCGACCGAGACTTTACGCCCGCAGGCACCGCTATCACTACCCGCGACTACACCCCTACCGACACGTTCGGCGTGATTTACATTGACGACTGTGTGGAGGTCACAGAGGTCCGCATTGACGATGACCTTGACCGGACGTTCTCGAAGGTGCTGCTGCCGGAGGACTATCTGCTGGAGCCGGTCAACGAGGTGCGTTACGGGCTGCGTCTTCCGTTTACGAAGCTGCGGAGCTACGAGGACGGTTACTGGCCGGTGTTCCGTAGTCAGCCGACTGTGCGGGTGTCGGGGCGGTTCGGCTGGCCGGAGGTTCCTACCGCCGTTCGGGAGGCGACAATCCTTCAGGCGTCGCGCCTGTTCACTCGTCTTGACGCACCGTTGGGTATTGCAGGGTTCGGTGACCTTGGTGGGATGCGGGTGTCGCGGTTCGTGGACCCGGACGTAGAGATGCTTCTTGCTCCGTACCGCAGGGTTCGTTACGCATGAGCAGCATTGACGATATCCGCAAGGGCATTGCGACCAACCTTGGGACGATTCCGGGCCTGCGGACCTCGGACTACTGGCGGGACAACCCCCGTCCGCCTATCGCTATGGTCCTGCCGGACACGATTGAGTACGACCTGAACGCGAACCGTGGTGCGGACGAAATGGATTTCGTCGTTTCCGTCCTTGTCGGCCGTGCGGACGACCGGGCGGCTCAGCGGAACGCCGACCAATACATCGTCGGCCCGAACTCGGTGAAGGCGGCTATCGAGTCGGATCGGACGTTGGGTGGTGCTGCGGATACTTGCCGTGTGGTTCGGATGCGGTCTTACGGGCAGGTGTCCATCGGTGAGGTAATCTATTTAGAACTTCAGTTCGAGGTGGAGGTTGTCGCATGATGTACCGTGTCCTGTCGAAGCGGATGGCGTTCCCCGAAGGTTCGCTTGTGTCTGGCGACGACCTTGGTGGTAACCTGAGCGTGCTCCTCGCCGGAGGCAAGGTTGTTCCGGTGGAGGAAGCGCCGAAGAAGGCAAGCAAGAAGCTTCAGGAGCCGGAGCCTGACCCGGCGCTAGAGGACTACTCGGCTGAGGAGCCGGAGGAGCAGGAATAATGGCACGCACCGTTCTTACGGACGCCTTCATCAGCATCGCTGGTGAGGACTTTTCGGATTTCATCGCGTCGATTGAGTTCAACGACGAGGCCGAGGAGATTGAGACGACGGCGTTCGGCCAGACCGGGCGTACCCGTGTCGGCGGCCTCCGCGACCAGTCTGTTGCGCTCGACTTCCACCAGAACTTCGACCCGGCCGAGCTTGACGCGACGATTGCGCCGCTCGTCGGTGGCACTGCTGCCATCGTCATCGGCCCGAAGGGGTCGGCGGTTGGCACGGCGAACCCGCACTACACCGGCTCGGTTCTTATCACCGAGTGGGGATGGGGCGGCGGCGTCGGTGAGCTGGCGACGAAGTCTGTCACTTGGCCGGTTGACGGCGTTCTTACCCGTGGCACTGCCTGATCGTTTCTAACTGAATAGGAGCAAGCATGTTCGGCCTTACCCTGCGTATCGTCTCCGACGAGGGAGACGCTGAGGTTCCAGTCAAGCCTTCGACGATTGTCGCGTTTGAGCGGCAGTTCCAGACGGGCCTTGGCCGTGCGTTCCAGAACGACCAGAAGGCGGAGCACGTCTACTGGCTGGCATGGAAGGCGTCCGGCAGCAAGAAGGGCTTTGACGCGTGGCTGGATTCGGTCATGGACGTTCAGATCGTTACGAGTGACGAGCTCCCTTTGTCCGAGACTCCATGACGTGGCTTGTGGCGAGTGTCGCCGTTGCCACGTCGATACCGCCACAGTTTCTCATGGAGGACAGCCACATGCTGAAGGCGATTGTTGCCGTCCTGCACGAGCGGGATAAGCAGATGAAGCGTGGCTCGTAGGATTCGGCCGGGCGTCCGTGTTGTCGGGCTAAAAGAGTTCAACAAGATTCTGCGTGGTTTGGGCGACGACGCGGTGAACGACATTAAGCAGGCGCACGCGGCGTCTGCGAAGATTGTTGAGGATGCGGCTCGCCCGAAGATTCCGGTTCACGGGTCGGTGTCGGTC